TGTCACGATCTAGGTAAGATTGGTACAGAGGAAGCAGAGCAGTATATTCATAACCCATCCGACTGGCATAGAAAAAACCTTGGAAAGCTGTACACCAATAATCCAGCCAACAGCTTTATGACTGTTCCAGACAGAAGCTTAAAGTTATTAGCTGATAGAGGTATTCGTGTATCTGAAAATGAGTGGTTTGGTATTAAGCTACACGATGGATTGTATGAAGAAGCAAACAAGCCTTATTATATTAACTTCAATCCAGAAAGCTCACTACGCACTAATTTACCGTACATCCTACATCAAGCTGACTTAATGGCTTCTCGAGTAGAGAAAAATAAGACAGAGCAAGATGACACAGATAGAGAGCCGGTAGTTAAAGAAACAAAAGGACGCAAAACATTTATGTCAGATGCCTCCTCTAAGGATAAAGAAGCTCTGAAGAATGTTTTTGATTCACTATTCAATAACGACTAAAATGTTAATAGCTATAATTATACTGTCAATAATGGTTGTTGTGATGGGCTACTTAGTGTATGCTCAAAACAGAAAATACAACACGCTACTAAAGTACACAGAAATGTATGTACAGTTTATTGGTGCAATTGCAATCAGAACTAATGCAACATACGATCGCATGCAAGAAATCGATAGACTCGGAGCCTTCAAAGCAGACGATGAAGTGGGTATGATTTTTAACGAACTAAACGAAAATGTTACAGACCTCAATGAATTTATTACAAGATACGTTAATGCCGGAACCGAAGAAACGAACGAGAAAAAGTAAAAAGCAGTATTTCGGCCCAGAAGTCGATTTAAGTATTGCACGCTACAATGCAGCTGAATGCTCTAATGAAAAGAGTGTTATTTACGAAAGAGAAATAAAACAGCCAATGGAAAAGTTGGTTGAAAACATTATTCACACCTTTAAATTTTACTACACAGATAACGTACCGTTACATCAGGTGCAGCACGAAGTGGTATCGTTTTTAGTAGAGAAACTGCCTAAGTTTGATCCCTCCAAAGGAAGTAAAGCTTTTAGCTACTTTAGTATTGTAGCAAAAAACTATTGCATTCTAAAGAATAGAAAAAACTATAAAAAACTAGTTGATCATAAGCGTGTTGATATTGATGACAACTACGAACTGGGGGAAACAGAGGAGTCTGAAGAAATCAACCTAGAAGAGTTTTTCAGTAAATATCTAGAGTATTGGGATGTTAACATGGAGCAATACTATCCAAAGAAAAGAGATCGTCAGCTAGCTGAGGCTGTATTGGAATTATTTCGTAAGCGTGACCGTATAGAGCTATTTAACAAAAAAGCACTATACGTGTATATCCGTGAAATGACAGATGCAACAACACAACAGATCACCAAGATTGTTAAGCAAATGAAGGATGGATACAAAAAGATGCTTAGTGATTATATCCAACTAGGATACATACCAAAAGACAAAACATACGAGTTGTGATCATATCAGTATCTAAAGAGGAGTTAATGGGCTTTTTGTTGCAAGAAATAAGGGCGTGGGAGTGTGTAGGTGGTGGACCTAATTTACAAGCATTTGAGTTTGATCCTAAAACAGTTGACACAGAAGTTTTGCATCAGTTAGGTTATTATACTAACCGCGAGGCATGGATCGCTGGTGCTAGAATCAAACGTATTAACGAATACCTAGCAGAAATACAAACGTATACTGTTCGTTAGTAAAATTATAATCACAACCTATTTATTGAAAATAGCGTTATGGATAAAGACCAACTACTGTTTGATGATAAGTCCTTCTCAGATTTAATGAGAGACATCTACAACAATACTAAGAAAAAAGAAACACAAATAACTGGCTTAATTGATCAGTTAAAGCCTATGATTCGTAATATGACTGATGCATCTATGATGGTGCCGCTCATTAAGGAATACTTGGAAGTGTCAGTAAAAAACGACGACAATCTTGTCAAGCTAACAGCAATAGTTCAACGGCTATTGGTGTCTAGTAGCAAAAACATAACGACAGATGATAGTGGTTTATCGGAAGACGAAAAGCAACAACTACTAGCAGCAGCACAAGACTTGCTAGATCAAACTAAATAGCTATGGGATTTTTTGATGGCCTAAATGGCTTACTAGACGGAGGAAAGTCTTCAGCAGGTAAACCACACATTCCTATACCCAAACTCACAATTGGACACGTACTAGAGGTGTGTTTGGATGAGACGTCTGAACTCTATCAAAACAACGATCTAAACATAGGTTTAATTAGGTTTCGTGATGTTTACGGACCACCAACAAAGGAGTTAGCAACAAATCAAGGATCGGTTGCTAGGCCTGCCGATAGAACTAATTTTAAACTACCACTGCCAGGAGAGCAGGTGGTTATATACTTAGCATTTTCTGATCAACTACATCCATCTAACCGAATTGCAGGTGGATATTACTACGGAGCTGTAATAACAAATACAGCCAACATAACTAGCAATTCATCACCGTTTCTTAACATAGATCCTTCATTATTAAACCCACTAAACCTTCGAGGATTTTCATACACTCAAATAGAGAAACGATTTGATAAGGTAACTAAGAACCTTGAAAACTTCAAAGACACCTCAGCCAATCCTGTCATACACAAGCAGCTGCGACCATTTGAAGGCGACTACATTATACAAGGACGATACGGTAATACTATAAGATTTGGAGGAACTCCTGCTGATAGAAATGCTGACGACAGTACATCGTGGGCAGCAAAAAAAGCAGGACAGCCAGGTGATCCTATTATAACAATAAGATTAAGCAACGAAACAGTAAGACCAAATAAGGCCGATAAAGAGTTGTTTGATATCGAAGACATCAACGAGGATGCAGCATCAATATATTTAACATCAACTCAAGAAATTCCACTAAAGTTGGCTGTACCAGATAAAGGCAACCGAGAGCATCCACTAGCTTCGTGGGCGTATACTTACGGTATCAGCTCACCTCAGGTACTACCTAGTGAAACTAATATGTACGATGGAGAGCAAAATAAATCAAAAGGAGATAAAAAGTCCGATAAAGTCAATCAAGATGCAAAACCAGGATCTGATCCTGCAGGATCAACGGAGATAATTGACACGGAAGGAGCGTAATGCATAAACCAAATTAGCAATGCCAATAGAGTATACAGTATCTAGTGAGAATAAAAATATACAAACAGCAGCAGCAAACCTGGCTGCCGCAGTTGATGCAGTAGGATCTGTATATCCTAAGCTGCTTTATTTAGAAAAAACACTAACTGGAGAGCAGTTCAAACAATATGTAGGTGGCATAGCTGCGGGAGAGGAAGCTAAAGAGCAAACATCAATCATTGATACTTTCTACAAAGATGCCAGCTACATAGATCCATTTACAGCTTACAATATATTTGATCAAGTACTATGGCCTGCTGTATCAGTACTATCGCCAGGTTGGAGTGAGAATCCTTACAATCAAGAAATAGACATTAAGGATCGAGAATTTTATATGAGAGGAGTCCCACTTATAGATATATTTCAAGACAACAACTTGTCTAATAAATTTAAAGATGCGTTTACGTTGAAGACGAGTCTTGGTTTTTTAGATAAAACTAAAATGATTGATAAGCTGGAGGATGTTGGAAGAAAACATAAGCAACTAGAAGATCAGTACAGCAAAACAAACAAGTCAGCTACTATACAAAAGGACGTGCTGTACACCACCTTTACTAGCGAAGCTACTGCTAAAAGCTACTTCATAAGCACATACTTAAACGACAATGCGCAAGGTGGGACAAACCTAGAATCACCCTATAGGATGCTACAAGTAGATCCGTATCTAGCTTATTTGACTGTATTATTCTCGTGGTTAGGAGGAATTGGATTGGGAGGCAAGATAGCAGCTTTAGATCGATATAGAGATAAAAGTGGTAAGTCGATACGCACTCGGATAAACGAAACACTGTCAAGTGAAAACTGGCATTTAATTGTACAAGCTGATCGACCAAAAACTGCAACGCTATCAATAGACGTACTTCGTATCTTTTATGAATATATACAAAGTATACGAAGCGAGTTTCCTGAGTTGTATAAAAATTGGATGGGCATGTTGCTGACTGAAAGAAAATCAATGATCAATATGTTGGTGATAGTTAATGAGCGCGTCAATATCAACAATGCTAACGCGTTTGCGTTTCAAGCAAAACCAGCAGAGTATCAAAAGGCCTTATCAGAAGCTTACAAACAATTTACAATAGAAATTGGAGACTAATGCCAAAAATCACCTATCAATCAATACTAGATCAAGTAACAGATAGCTGCGCATTAACCCAGCCCTTATCAGCACCAGATCCTGTAAAAACCAGTCCAAAAGCACGAAAGGTGAGAAGAGGTGGGGATTTAATTGACCCTCCTCCAGCAGCAACCGCCGCAAGCGAATCTATTCAAAACCTAGTAGTAACAAACACTGGCTTTACTGGAAACATTAGCATTGACTTAAAGCCATACCAAGATGCACTTGCTGGTATCAAGTTTGATGCATATAAAGACAGCAGCATTACATCGGAACTTAAATCAACAAAGTTGGTGCCCACAACTGAGCAAAGATTAGGCATAACTAATGCTGGAGACAATATTGGTATGAGGGGTGCATTAGGATCAATAGCTATTAACAGCAATCGAGTCACAATCAATGCAGGACAGCATATGTCTATGATGTTTGGACAAGAAGGTGTAGCGATTGCTTCACCTAATAAAGTTAACATTGATGCCGGAGAAACCATTACACTAGCTGCCCAAGAGAGTTTGTTTATTGGATTGCCAAGCAGAGGACAGCAGTATACTACAAAAAAGCAAAGTCAAATCAGCACAACACCTGCAACTCAAGGCTCGCAAAAAGGAGATCCAACTGCAGATAAACCGTATGAGCCGTTGGTACTTGGAGTTAAGTTAGCTAACCTATTAGAAGACATTTTAATAGTTTTAAAAAACGCACAAGGAGTGGATGCATGGTCACCAGTTAAGTTTAATGCAACATCACAAGCAGAGCTAGCGTTATTAGCCAACCGCATTCCAGAAATATTAAGCAACTATGCATACGTAGATGGAGTCTCACACGGAACAGTAGATCAAACAATTCTAAAAACACTAAAAGCAGCTCAAGCTAGCACACCGAATCTTGCATTACCTGAAAAGATTACGGGACAATTTGCTGGCAGTTTTCCAGGAGGTGATTTGGGTCTTGGAGGAGTTATAGGTGATGGAGGAGCTCCCGGAGAGAACGGTAGATTAGATAAAAAGAATCCAGCGCAATTATTAGAGTTGTCTACAGTCGATCCAAGCTTTGATATCAAAAAATATTACGGCTACGGAAAAGGACAAAAGTCATACATGAAACCGGAAGCAGCTCAGCAATTTGTAAGAATGATAAAGGACATGGTAGCACAAGGTCTCAAACCATCAATTGGAGACACATATCGAACATACGAAGCACAGTATAGTGGGTTTGATTGGAATTTGTATGTTGCAAGCGGTGGATCAAAAACAGATACAAAAAAGAAACCAGGCACTCTGTGTAAAAAAAAAGGAACAAACGGAGAAACTGCCATGGCCTTCCCAGGAACATCTAATCACGGAATTGGTATAGCAGTAGATATAACCCCTAGAGCGGTACAAAGGTGGATATCTAAATATGGCAGTCAATATGGATGGACGTGGGCTGAAGGTCAGGCTTGTGATGAACTGTGGCATATGAAATATGCGCCACAAGGTCCTTTTCCATTACAACCAGGAGCATAAGGTGAAGCAGCTGTGAGTAGAATATACACATATCAAGATATATACAACATAGTAAACGCTAATGGAGATTTAGCGCCTAGCACTTTTACAACTACGTTTACAGGAACGTTAACAATCGACCTACTACCGTACCAACAACAAGTATTAAACCTCGACTTTAAAGAGTTTAAAGACACTGCACTACAGAGTGATATAACAACTACCAACGTAACACCGACAATAGACGATCTGTTAGGTATCACAGGAGATGGAGTAAACCAATACAAACCAGATGGAGACGGTGGAAGCGTGTTCCTTGCAGGGGATCGCGTAATAATTAATGCAAAAAAAGATTACGCAATGTTGTTTGGTAAAAAGGGGGTAGCCATTGCATCACCTAATCAGGTAAACATCGACACAGGCAAATCCATAACACTTTTTGGTCACGAAGAAAATGGTGTGTTTTTGGGTTTACCAAATAGAGGTAAAGCAACTCAACCATCACTACTTCAAAAACTGCTAGGCAAAACAAAAGGAGATCCAACACCCGATCAGCTATACGAACCGTTAGTGCTGGGCTTTAAGTTGGCTAACCTTATAGAAGATTTTTTAGTAACACTGAGCAATGCAGAGATGGCATCAGCAATAAGCATAGCCAAGTGGCAACCAAGCACACAAGGAGAGTTTGCACTACTAGCCAATCGTATTCCAGAAATACTGAGCACATATGCGTATGTTGACGGAATATCGCACGAAGAGATAGATACTGAAACATTAGACAAATTAAAAGCTGCACAGTTAAAAGCTAAAAATTTCATACCACCAACCAGTCTATCTGGCTCAGTAGAGGGAACATTTGCTCAACCAATACCGGGAACGCTAAACGCAAGCGGAAGTGCTGGAGTTCAAGGATCATTGTTCATTGTTGGTGATAGTATAGCTTCGGGCATTGCAGGTCGTGTAGGCAAACCCGGCGAAAAGAAGGTAGATGCTAGAGGTATTTCTCAAGTCGGAGCTAATGCACAAATCATCTTAGGTTTTTTAAAAGAGCTACAAGCAAGCTTAAACGGAAACACAGTGATACTTTCAACCGGACTCACAAACGGTAAGGATCTTATAAACGTTGTTAAGCAACAGCTAGACTTTCTTAAAAGCCTGAATGCAAAGGTGTTTATAGTTGGAGTCGCCGATCCGTCACCAACAAACGTACCCAAGCTAGCAGACAGAAACAAAGATCTTCAGGCTTTTGCTACACAGTATGGTGCAACCTATTTAGGCTCTTTTGTGAGTACCGATATTTATGGCCACCCAAATTATCAAAGCTACAAAGATGCAAAAATCAAACCACTAGGATTACCAGTGTAATATGAAGTATACCTACGCAGACATATTAGCAGTAGTTACAGCAAACGGAGATTTATTTGGAGCTGCGCAAGGATCGTTAAGTGGAACCTTTGAGATTGATTTAAGACCATATCAAGAGGCAGTATTAGATTTAAACTTTAAGGAGTTTAAAGATCAACGACTAGAAAACGACATAATATCAACAGCTGCTAATCCTAGTGTAGATTTATTGCTAGGCATTAACAAGCAGGGAATTGGAGACGGCATATCCGACACTAACCACGGTAGCGTTATATTAGACAGCGAAAGAGTTGTGATAAATGCCAAAGACGATTTTGCATTTTTATTTGGTTCGACAGGAGTAGCATTAGGTTCGCCAAATAGAGTCAATATAGACTCAGGACAGTCCATTACGCTGTTTGCTCACGACAAATTGTTACTAGGTATACCAAACAAAGGATTACCATTCAAGCAAACAACACAAGCTGCTGCGGGAGGAACGACTAAAGGAGACCCAACACCTGATCAAGAATACGAGCCCCTAGTGTTAGGAATTAAATTGGCTAACTTGCTTGAAGACATTTTGTTTTTTCTAAAAAAGGCCGATCTAGTATCAGGCGTTAGTCCAGTCAGATTTCAACCAAGCACCTTAGCGGAGTTTGCATTATTAGCTAATCGTATTCCTGAGATGCTAAGTAGTTACGCTTTCATAGATGGATACAGCCACGAAACAATCAATCAAGAAACTTTAAAACAATTGAAAGAAGCACAGAAGAAAGCAGAAAACTATTCACCACCAACCAAAATCACTGGATCAGTTGAAGGAGTTATTTCTGTAGGAGTAAGCGGAGTAGGAGGCGGCACAGATGGAAATTTCACTGGACAGGGATTGACTCCAGTTAAAGAGCTTATTGCATCTGTTGAAAGTTTTGGAGGAGACTACAACGTGTATAATTACGGAGCTTCGGGAGGAGGCGGAATACGAACATCTGATCCAAATGGAGGCCCTAAAGGAATATCAAAAGGATTTTATAGTCCAAAAGCAACACCGTTAACAAAAGCAACAATTGCGCAAGTACTAGGTTATCAACAAGGAGTTGGAACTATAGGAGGAGAACGTCTGTTTGCAATTGGTAAATATCAATGTATTCCAAATACCCTCAAAAGCCAAGTACAATCATTAAAACTACCACTCAATAGTTTGTTTGATGAAGTTGCTCAAGAAAAAATAGGTGACAGTCTCTTACTAGGTAGTAATCTTGGTGCGTATTTGAAGGGAACTAATGAGGGAAATGCACAACAATTGGCCAATGCAGTGCAGGCATTGGGTCAAATATTTGCATCATTACCAGTGGTAAAATCCAAGACTGGTGCAGCAGTGGGAGATGTTACTACGGGACAAGGAAATGCAGCCTACTACGGAGGAGACGGACCAAATAAAGCAACCTCAAAATACACTGTAGCAGTATCAGCAACCCACATTATTAGATCAAGAGTGCAGTACTCAGGAAAAGCACCATCATTTATACCAACATACTATACAGGATAAGTAATGCCCATAGACTTTGAAAATAACTTTATAAGACCGTTCCTAAAAGATATAGAATTGGGGATAATTACTGATGCTGATACTTTTTGTGGTAAGCTCTCTGAGTATTACGAAAACACTATATTGCAAGGACAACCAATAGGAATACCTCCAGTACTGTTATCACCATCATTAACATCAGCAGCAGGAGGAGTACCAACTAATGGTGTAATAAGCACACAGCAAGACAACTATATCAAACCTAATAGTATTACAAGTCAGCAGAAAATGTATAACGTGCTATCAAAATACTACACAACTCGTGAGCTAGTTTTAGCACAACAAGACATTGACGATTCGGTTAGGACGCTAGATGCCATCATACGAAAACAGCAATTTAATATAAAAAGAGTTAGAGCATTAACAGCAAAAGCGTTACAGATAAAAAGACAGATAGCAGAGATTCCTAATAAACTTAAAGACTTTGCTGCATTAGCAGAAGCTATACAAAATGGATATCGAGAAGATTTAAAACAAATCAAATTGGATCTCAACAATAAAGAGTTCAAGCTTGATTTAGACTTACAAGAAATTGAAATCATCGATACTGTAACTAGTTTAAATTTTAAAAACATACAATCGCTACCATCATCCTTATTAAAATTATCTCGTTATTTGAGCGACCAGTATCGACGCAAAGGGCAATTCAACAAAACAACGTTTATTGTTGAAAAAGTTAAAGATTTAACCGAAGCAATAGTCACTCCAGACTCGTTTGGAACGTTAGTAGCTAGATTATCCAGTGATAGAGCGGACGTGCAGTCGCTTATTGATAAAGCTAAGCAATCGTATCGTGAGTTTAAGGTGATACAAACAGAACTCAAACCCTTATTGCAAATTGTAGAACGTAAAATAAAAGAAATAAAAGAGTCACTAAAAAATCGCATAACAACTTTAATTGAAGATGAGAAAAAAAATATACAAAAAAAGATAGCTGAAAAACAGAAGAAGAAAAAACCACGACACAAGTTTAACTTATTAAAGCAAGCTAAAGAAGACTTAAAGAACTTTCAAAAAGAAAACGAAGAGGAGTTCAAGAAGATAAGAAAAAAACAAAAAGCAATCACAGGAATTGTTTCAAAGTCCAACAAGATTCTGCAGCAAGCACTAGCCATTAATAACGAGCTTATTGTTAACGAAATTCCATTTCTAAAACAAAAAGCACAAACAATATATACAGGCATATCAGGAAGCATCGCTTCCGCACAAGCCCAAGTATCTGAGAGTAGATCTAGAGTCGCTTCCATTGTAACTAAAGGATCCGATAAGGACGGTAAGGACGTAGACCGAGAACTTAGACAATATTTTTCAAAGCAGCAGATCAAGGATTTAGTTGAACCGTTTGCATTGTTAGCTAACGAAACTAAACTTAGCTTTCAAGATATTAGAGTGTTTATTGAACAAAGGGATCAACGCTATGGAGTATATAAGACACAACTCAGTGCAATCAAAACTCAGTTTTATGAAATCAAAGAGCTAGCACAGACGCTAGACGATGATCCTGTAACGTTGAGGTATCCTCGCGAGTCAGAGGAAGACAGACGAGATAGAGCTATGCAAAAGGAGATTGATCGCAAAGCACGACAAGATAGAAGGCAAAATCGTATTCCTAGGAGATTGATCATTAGGCCATCACAGTCGTTAGTTTCGGTTCTTAAACTGGTTGCAAGACTAATTCAACGGATCCGCGGATGGGTCAATAGTCAAGTCAAAAAGTTTAAAACTTTTCTACAAGCACAAGCTGTTAAGGTTAAAAAGCTTCAAGAGAAAATTAAAAATGCATTAATTGATCTTGTGCCGTTACGAACAGCAGACGCTGACCGATTAACAAAGGAGCAAGCTAGAAAAGAAAAATTAAACCGCATAAAAGAGTATCAGGCTAAGGTTGAATTGTTACGAAAAAAATCAACAGCTGTTGCTCAAATAAGCGTAGCCGCAGGAACATTAGTAGGCAATCTAGGCCTAGGCAAATACTCAGTTAAAGACAACGAAGCACATTTAAGAAAAATAGCACAAGGGAGGTATACATTTGAAACTGTAGGCCTTGATCTAGATACAATAAACGGACCAGACAAAACCGCTTACGCTGCTGCCGATCTTAATCGAAAAAAGTTTTTAGAGGTTATCGATATACTGCGAGTTGTAGATCAGTATGTGAGTCTAACGATAACAACAATACAAGCAATAAATGAGGACAACCCAAAATCACTACTACCAAATATACCAAATCAAGCCGTGCAAGTCGGTAGGGGTTTTATAGAAGACTTAAAGCAAGCTGTTGCAGATACAACACAAACTGTAGTAGACTTTAACGATCTTTCTACGTCAAATTTAAAAGCTGATCGTTTTATAGGAGCCATTATTGATTTTTACACTAGCGAACAATCCTTTGGTTCTATCATAGATAATCTTCGTAAAATACGAATAGCCTTAAAAGGCGAGCTAGCAACTTCTATTCTTAAATCTGCAGACCTTACACGAGCACTTGTAGATTTGGAGAGCAAATATTTGTTTAAAGTGCAACAACAAGTACGCAAAGCGTTGGGGTATATGTCAGAGCAAAACAACCTTGATAAACAAAACACAACTCAACAAAACCCACAAGCTGTAACTACACTAGGCCAGAAGCGAGCAGAAATTCGTAAGTTTACGCAAGAGAAAAAGGAGTCTATGAGAAAAATGACCATTGGAAAATACAATCTGTACGATGAGTTAGTAAGACTAGACAAACTAATCACTAAGCGTCAAGGATCGTTTTTAGGAGCTACAATGGATCGCCTTATGATTTTATTATCGGAATTTGAAGAAGTTATCCGTAAGGAGGTGAAAGAGTTTTTAGATCAAGTAAAAGTGGATCTCGCAGCTTTAGGCAAAAAGTACCGTGATGAGCATCAAGAGTCACTCGACAAGATTAAAGACAAGCTATTAAATGCGGAAGGACTAGTATTGTCAGGATTGCTCAGAGTGGCTACTGTACTATTTTGGACCGGTGCCACATGGCAAAACTCATCAGGAACCACTTTCCAAGTGTTATCTGTAGGACAGTTTCCACGACTAAAGAGTAACAGCTTTGTTGATGGTAGTGAGGTATATATACGTGAAGTTGCTGCTAAGTTTGAACAACAACTAAGCAATATGAAAGGAATTGTATATCCAAATCCAGCATACGGCATTCCACCTTTTTCGTTTAGTGGCTACGGTCCAATTATTCCAATTCCACTAGCTACAAGTGCAGCAGTGTAGATTCCCCAAAGTGCTGCATATTTATTAGAAACCGTTATTTATGAAAGCATCAGATTTTGCACAAATTTTAAAAAAACTAATTAGAGAAGAGGTACGCTCAGTCATTCGTGAAGAGTTAAAATCGGCACTAACACCAATACTGCTAGAGCAGAAAAAAGGCCTTTTGAACGCAGAAAAGAGACAAAGTACACAAGCTAGACAGCCAATGCCTCTTCCTAAACAAAAACCATCAAAAGACTTTGGAATCACTATGAGTGGACCGCTTGGAGACATTCTTAGAGAAACAGCTAATGATTTAAGAAACGGAACATCAGCACCAATACAGGAAGCAGCTGCGAATGAGTGGGGAAGCATGGGCCACTTCGATGCAAGCGACGCTATGAGCTTTGGACAGCAAATGGATGACGATAACTTTGGCGTACCATCTGAATATAGCAATGATCCAACAGCAGCCTTCATGAAGGATTACTCTGGTGTATTGAAAAGCTCATACGAAAAGAGCGGAATGAAATAATGAAACTAAAACAAGTCATACGTGACATCATACTAGAAGGTAGTCTGTCAGATTTTAATGGACCCAACACTCCTGCTGCCTTAAAAAAAGAAAAGGAGATTGGTAACAAAAATGTTAAGCCTCACGATGCTATTGAAGACTTAGATCTCAACACACTGAACCGTAACGTCACAATTAAAGAGTATCGTTATGGTCCAATTAACCCCTCTGACGAAAAAGGATCTGCTCAGTTTTGGGAAGATAAAGCTAAGATGTGGGACACAACAGTTGAAGCTGCAAAAGAATCTCGCTGTGCTAATTGTGGTGCGTTTAATCAAAAGCCTGACGTAATAAAGAAGATCGAAAAAGCAATAGGCGAGGAAGGAAGCACAATAGCAAAAGAAGCTAATCTAGGCTTTTGTGAGTTCTTTTGGTTTAAGTGCGCTGGTGCACGAACGTGTGATGCATGGGTAAGTGGAGGACCTATTAAAAAGTAATCAATGGCAATAGAAATTCGCAAACCAGTATTAGATTCGCTTGTTGACGTAGCAATAGGATTAGATCTACCAACAAACGCACCATACGGATCGTTGTTTAAGTTAAACTATTTAACAATTGATCAAGCAGTTGCAAACGCAAAAAACTTACTATTCACTAATCACGGAGAGCGACCAATGTTGCCAACGTTTGGTTGTAATTTACGTAGAGTGTTGTTTGAAAATGCAACAGAAGAGTTGACATCTGAATTAGAAGATAGTATCCGAGATAACTTTCAAGTTTGGCTTCCATACATATTTATTAATGAACTAGTCGTTGACGCTCCTGATCTGTCACCAAATCGAGTAGATGTTAGCTTAACAATTAGCTTAGTAGGGAATCAGTTTGATACACGATCAATTGAGCTTCAACTAGAGACTGCACAGTAGTAAAATAATAATATGTACACACCACCATCTAAAGACGTACGATATTTAGGTAGAGATTTTGACAATATCAAACAGGGTTTGGTTGATTTTGTTAAGACCTACTACCCAAATACATACAACGACTTCAACGAATCGTCACCGGGAATGATGTTTCTTGAGCTCATTGCTTATGTGGGCGATACTTTAAATTACTACGTTGATTCGCAGCTAAAGGAGTCGCTAATACTACAAGCGACAGAAAGAAAAAACATACTAGCGATTGCAGCTGCAATGGGATACAAGCCTAAGGTCAGCGTTCCCTCAACCGTTGATATAGATTTGTATCAATTAATGCCTGCTTCAGGAAGCGGTGTCAACACAGCACCAGACACACGATACGCTCTACGCATCAATCCAGGTCTGCGTTTGCAAACAACCTCTGAAGTTAATCTAGAAACACTAACAGAGAATGTTCCTGTAAATTTTTACATACAAGACATTGTTGATTTTTCAATTAACACAGTAGACGATCCAACAACAACCACAATATACAGCTACGATGTGAATGGTGGGGTAGAGTATTATTTGGCAAAAAAAACAGTAAAAGCCGTATCTGCTGCACCTTTTAGTAGAGATATAAGCGTAGGAGCAGCTACTAAGTTTTTTAAAATAAAAATTCCATTTGAAACTACACCACCGGATATTATAGGCATCGACTCGGTTGTAGATTCAGAAGGCAATACTTGGACAGAGGTACCATATCTAGCTCAGGATACTATATTTGAACAAGTAACCAACACAGCTTATAACGACCCAGAATCGGCAACTTATAGCGACGAAATACCATACTTACTAAAGCTTAAAAAAGTACCACGGCGATTTGTGACACGAATCCTAGATGATGGTATTGAACTTCAATTTGGTGCAGGAGTTAGTAATTCAGAAGATGAAGAGCTACTACCAATACCAGACAACATTGGCATCAACCTTCCTACTGGTAAAATACAGATTGATCCATCTATTGATCCTAATGCACCTGGCGTCACTAAAGCCTACGGTATTGCACCATCAAACACAACGCTTACAATTACATACCTAAGAGGCGGAGGAGTGACCTCCAACGTTAGCAGTAATACAATTACAGCTATAGCTGGAGCTGATACCAATACAGTAAACTTTCCACAGAACACACAGACTTTAAATTCAATTATACTTAACTCATTAGCAGCAAACAATCCAGAAGCTGCAGTAGGTGGACGTTCTCAAGAAACTTCAGACGAAATTAGACAAAATGCACTAAAGCAGTTAGCATCGCAAAATAGAGCTGTAACGCGAGACGATTACATGATAAGAGCGTTATCAATGCCACCCGAGTTTGGTAGCATAACTAAGGTATTTATAACACCAGACGAGCAGAATAACCTACTAACAAGCGATACACAGGATCGAGTAGCTAACCCTTTAGCCATGAATATGTATGTGCTCGGCTACAACTCCAGTCG